TGACTACATTTACGTAGAATACTTTTCTCCAAAAATTCAACAAATAGTTGTTGACACAGACAACAAAATCTGATATTATATAAACAGTTGGTCAGGAGATTTGCTGACCTGCTATAGCCAAACGTGCAAAAAAAACAACATACCATAGGAGGTAATAACAATGGCACTTAATTTAGACGCTATGAAAGCGAAACTCGATAAACTTAACGGAAAGGGAGACGGAAAGAAAAACTTCTGGCGCCCAGAGGACGGAGAAAGCAATATCCGTATCGTTTCCACGAAGGACGGCGACCCGTTCAAGGAAAAGTTTTTTCACTACGGTGTTGGTGGTCAATCTTTTCTCTGCCCAAAGCGCAACTTTGGGGATGACTGCCCAACCTGCAACTTCGCCAACAAGCTTTGGAACGAAGGTACAGAGGACAGTAAAAAGCAAGCAAAGGAGATGTTTGCAAAGCAACGTTTCTTTTCCCCGGTATTGGTCCGCGGCGAAGAAGCAGAAGGCATTCGAGTTTGGGGATACGGAAAGATGGCTTATGAAAAGCTTCTTACAATCGTCCTTGACCCTGACTATGGTGATATCACAGACCCTGAGAACGGTAACGACCTGAAGTTGATGTACGGCAAGCTGCCTGGTGCAAGTTTCCCCCGCACCGACATTCGACCTCGGCCTCGAAAGACTGCTCTCTGTGATGATGCTGTTGGTGGAGATGACCGATGCGCAGAGCTTTTGGAAACCATTCCAAACTTTGATGAAATCTTTGAGCGTAAGACAACTGAAGAAGTTCAGTCTATTATGGACCAGTTCCTTTCGGGTGACACTGGAAACTCAGAGGTAGAGAAGTTTGGTGGCAACACCGCAACTACCACGTCTTCGGACTCGGTGGAGAATGCATTCAACGACCTGTTGAGTCAATAAGATTACAGCGCAGGAGGGCCCGGCTTACAGGGGCCCTTTGTATAATAATGAGGGAGTTACGAAGCTAACCATAGGCCACTGATTTCTAATGATGAATGATTGGATCCCAAGATACCATTGAAAGGATAAAACATTATGAATACAAACACAATAAAGCTCAATTTGAGCAAAAATTCAACAGTGGCTAAAATACCACTAAACAACAAGGGGGTTATGCAATATATTTTTTGCATTGATGCCCTCAACCCCGGAGATCTATCGAAAATTCCGAAGAGCAAATCTCAACCGAGAGATTTGGATGTAAACTCTCCAAAGATTGTCGCGATTAGACATTCTTTGCGTGAAAAGCAAGGACTTTCTGTGAAAAGCGGAGGGATGGAAATAACTATCGATCCATCTTCTTTCGAATACAACGAAAAGGAAGGGTGGGTAAAATTTACTTGTTCAACCTTGTTTAGCGGCACATGGGATGGTCAGCATACCACTGCAGCAATTTTGCAAGAAATCTCAGACATCTTGCAAGGAGTGTCTAAGATAGGTTTTCAGTTCCAGTCCTGTAGAATGGTTCTGACGGAGGACTCGTTCTTTAAAGATTTGAACGAGAGAAGAGAGGTTGCAACGGCGATTAATGCTCGAACGCCTCAAGAAATCCGTTCCGAGCATAACGTTAGAGGAGATTTTGATAACTTGAAAACCAATTTGGTTAAAGCCGCTGGGAACATCGGTTTCAAGCAGCATGAGAAATATTCTCAAACACTTGAGGTGATACCAGCTAACTCTAGCATCACCGAGGTCACAGCGCTTTTGGCTCAGTATCTTGGACTCAACTCATATGACGGACAGGATCCTGAATACGCGAACAAGGCTAGAAGAAAGGGCGCAAGAATTGTAACTGATTTTTGGCCCGCCAAAGGAGCGCACCGAGAAGTTGCAAACCAACTTGTCAGCATTGCTGACACAACTTTGGAGATTTGTGATTATGTTCAATCCTCTTGGGCTACTATTCCTGGTTTTGATTCTAAGCGGGTATTGAGAAAGCATTCGAAGGCGAGGTTCACCAAGCCTGTGAATATGAAGGATTCTGAAAGGTATATTTATCACAGATTCACGATGCCACCACTGACTGAGGTAGATGGCAACATCACCGAGATGCTACAGGTCAAAAGCGCAATTTTGGAAGATTTTCTCCCTGTTGTTTTACGTGCCATACTTAACTGCGTAGTCAAGGTTGATAATGGCTATTGCGAAAATGGAGGGCCCTTGTTTTCCCTTAATATTGCCCTCTCGGAGGTCAAGAAATTTTGGGACTTTGCGAAAGCAGACGTATTGGGGGAGTTTGAGCAAATTTTCCAAAAAGAATTTGCAGCCGCAAACTACAGAACCTTCATTATTGTGGAGAATCAAGCGATCTGGAATAAAATCAATCAAAAGGTATCTGACCTTTATACCAAGTATCAGCTTTTTTCTGTGAAGACTGCAATGGAGGCGATTGAAATAGCAAATGGCTAAGGTTTCCAAACTAAAAAAGGGTGCTTTAGATATTGCCTCTATCCGAGGCATTATCAATAAGAAAGCTGGTAGAGAGGTTGCTCATTCACTTCAGGACAACAACCCAACAGAAGTGAATGAGTGGATTCCTACTGGTTCGAAATGGCTCGATGCCATTATTTGCAAGGGCAGACACGCTGGTATTCCTGTGGGTAAAATCTCAGAGATTGCTGGCCTTCCTGGTACTGGTAAGTCATTTTTGGCTGCCCAGATTGCTGGGAACGCTCAAAAGATGGGTATTGATGTGGTATACTTTGATTCAGAGTCTGCCATTGATCCTTCTTTTATGGAGCGAGCAGGTTGCGACTTAGACAGGCTTATGTATGTCCAAGCAGCGTCTGTTGAGTTTGTCCTGGAAACCATCGAAGAACTGCTAGCTACTGGTAACAAGTGGCTTTTCATTTGGGATTCTTTGGCTCTTACTCCCTCGATTTCTGATATTGATGGCGACTTCAATCCTCAGTCCTCGATGGCGGTAAAGCCTAGAATCCTAGCCAAGGGAATGTCCAAACTAACTATCCCTATCGCTGATGCGAACGCTACCTTCCTAGTCCTCAATCAATTGAAGACTAACCTGGGAGCAAGAACACCAGCGCAGGCTATGACTGAACCATACACGACCCCAGGTGGAAAAGCTATGATTTATGCTTATTCGCTCCGTGTGTGGCTCACCGCAAGAAAAGCCAAAGCTAGTTTCATCGTTGATGACAATGGTTTCCGCATTGGATCTGAAGTAAAGGTAAAGCTGGAGAAGTCTCGTTTCGGGACCCACGGCCGAACCTGCAACTTCAAGATCCTGTGGGGAGATGATGCCGTTGGTGTCCAAGATGAAGAAAGTTGGTTCGATGCAATCCAAATCTCTGAAAGACTTGAACAGTCTGGTGCATGGTTTACGCTAATCCACAATGATGGGTCTAAGGAAAAGTTCCAGCGCAAACAGTGGGTCACTAAGCTTGAGAGTGAAAAATTCAGAGAAAGTGTCTTGACTATTATTGAAGAAGATGTTATTATGAAGTTCAAGAATAGAGAAGGCAACGCAGGCGACTTCTACGATCCGGATGAAACTCCGGCCGAAGATTAGCCACTACACAGCCCGCCTCTTCTGGCGGGCTTTTTTTATGGAGAAGAAGATGAATAGAGTAATGATTGTAGACGCATATAACCAGTTTATTAGAGGTTATATCGTAGACCCAAGTAAGAACCCCAATGGCGACCCTATCGGCGGCATCCGGACGTTTATCAACATCACAAACAAGCTGACTAGAGAGATCAAGCCAGACTTGGTAGTATTAGTATGGGACGGTAAGGGAGGCTCCCAAAAGCGGAGAGCAATGAACAAATCTTACAAGGGAGGCCGTAAGCCACCACGCACCAACTGGGGACAAGTGGGCATGAGTCCAGAGGAACTAACAGATAATAAAGTGTGGCAGCAAATGAGAGTGATTGAGTATTTCAATAACACTCCGATGATCCAGTTCATGGAGCCCCACGTAGAGGCAGACGACGTTATTTCTTACATAAAGAATACTCCTATGTTTGCAGAGTGGCAGAAGGTCATTGTCTCAGCAGATAAAGATTTTATTCAGTTATTAGATGATAAGACAATCCTGCACAGACCTATCCAGAAAGAGTATCTAAATAAGAACAGTGTAGTAGAGAAATTCAACATCCACCCCACGAATTTCGCTCTCGCAAGGGCTATCGTCGGGGACTCCTCAGACAACCTACCAGGAGTGCCTAGAGTGGGCCTGCCGACAGTAGCAAAGAAATTTCCTTTCCTAAAAGAGGAGAAGACGCACTACTTAGAGAGCATTCTGGCTGAATGCAGTAAGCCGGAAAATAATCAAAAAGTGTATACAAACATTTTAGAATCAAAGGAGTTAATAGAAAACAATTATGATATTATGCAATTATCCTCACCAATGTTGTCAATTCAAGCCAAACAAGGGATCGACGATACGTTTGAGCAATATAGCCCCCACTACAATCAAACGGAAATGAGAAAACTAATGATCCAAGACGGAGTTCTCACCGTAAGCACCCAAGACCTAGACCAGAGATTTAACAATATTATCTCTTCCTTTTCTCGGTAAAACCTGTTATACTGTATAAGTAACAAAGGATAAACATGGAACAAGATACAAGCTTCTCCAAATTTGGTAAGTCTTTTCAGGAAGACCTATGCCACATGATTTTGAACGACCGTCCATTTGCGGATCAAATGTTCGAAGTCTTAGACATTAACTTTTTGGAACTAAAGCATTTGAGAGTGTTTATCCAAAAGATACAGGATTACAGAAAAAGATATGGCGTACATCCGACCTCTAAAATTATGCTATCCATCATCCGAACAGGACTAGATGGTGAGCCAGAGTCAGTAAAGACTAGAATCAGGGATTATTACGCAAGAGTTCTGGCCAGCGGTACCGAGCCTGATTCAGTTGAGTACATCAAGGACACTTCCCTCGACTTCTGCAAGAAACAGAAGCTAAAAGGCGCTTTGATAAAGTCGGTTGAACTAATTAAGTCGTCTTCCTTTGACGAGGTGTCGAAAGTTATCGACGACGCTCTCAAATTGGGATCAGACAACACGATGGGTTATGACTATCTTGCAGACTTCGAAGCGAGATTTGTAAAGAAAGCAAGAGACCCAGTAACAACAGGATGGGCAGATATTGATGACATTTCTAAGGGAGGTCTTGGTAAAGGGGAGCTTGGCGTTGTTGTGGCTCCTACTGGTGCAGGCAAATCAATGGTCCTCGTACATCTTGGGGCGCAGGCAGTTAAGGCCGGCAAAAATGTATTACACTACACACTGGAACTTGGTGACACTATTGTTGCTGGTCGTTATGACGCTGCTATTACTGGCGTTGAACTGAAAAACCTAGCAGTTTTCAAAGAGAAGATTTATGATGAGATAAAAGATGTCCAGGGTCGTCTTATCGTCAAAGAATACCCAACCAGAAGCGCTAGTATCCAAACAATCAAAAATCACCTTGAGAAGCTAAAACGCCGAGATTTCGTCCCAGACATGATCATCGTGGACTACGGAGACCTAATCAAGCCAGAAAATAGCCGAAAAGATGAGAAAAGACACCAACTCGAAACTATTTATGAAGAGTTGAGAGGATTGGCTCAAATTTGCGAGTGTCCACTCTGGACAGCATCACAAACAAACAGATCTGGTCTGAATGCCGAAGTGATTACCATGGAATCGATTTCGGAGGCATTCAACAAATGCTTTGTAGCAGATTTTATCTTTACTGTTTCTAGAACGGTAGAGGACAAGAACAATAACACTGGTCGTATCTTTGTAGCAAAGAACAGAAACGGCCCGGATGGACTCGTGTATCCTTTGTTCATGGATACTGCTAGCGTGACCATCAAAGTCCTGTCTCAGACAGGTGAAACAGTAAATGATATAATTCAAAAATCTTCAAAGGACAGGTTAGATGCTTTGAAGGAAAAATACCAAGTATTCAAGAAAGAAGGAGGAAAGAAATAAATGGAATTATCGAATCAAATATTATCAGAAATAACAGTGCACATGAAGTACGCAAGGTACCTGGAGAGTGAACAGAGGAGAGAGACGTGGGATGAACTAGTAACGCGAAATATGAACATGCATCTAAAGAAGTTTCCAGAACTGAAACTTCAAATCATCAAGGCCTACAAGATGGTCTTCGATAGAAAAGTACTCCCATCAATGAGGTCTATGCAGTTTGGCGGAAAACCAATCGAAGTGGCTCCAAACCGCATCTTTAACTGCGCTTTCATGCCTACAGACGACTGGCGATGCTTCGGTGAAGCCATGTTTTTGCTTCTCGGAGGAACAGGCGTCGGGTATTCTGTACAAAAGCACCACGTAGAGAAACTACCAGAGATTACCAAGCCAAACATGAACAGAACACGTCGCTTCCTAGTCAATGACTCGATTGAGGGCTGGGCAGACGCAGTGAAAGCACTTGTTCGGTCTTACTTTCAGGGTGGCTCACACCTTCGATTTGATTTCACGGACATTCGACCAAAGGGAGCGGCACTAATCACTTCAGGCGGTAAAGCTCCAGGCCCACAACCTCTCAAAGAATGCTTGGTCAAGTTAGAGGGTATTCTCTCAAACCGTGAAAACGGTGAGAAGCTTTCTACAATCGAAGTGCACGACATGATTTGCCACATCGCAGACGCAGTTCTTGCAGGCGGTATCAGAAGAGCAGCACTCATTTCTCTATTCTCAGCAGATGACGAAGACATGATTGCAGCCAAAACAGGAAACTGGTGGGAAACCAATCCACAACGAGGTAGAGCCAACAACTCTGTTGTATTATTACGCCACAAGATAGATAAAGATTACTTTATGAACCTTTGGGACAGAGTAAAGGCTTCTGGCGCTGGAGAGCCTGGTTTTTATTTTTCAAATGATAAAGACTGGGGAACCAACCCTTGTTGTGAGATTGGTTTACGTCCATACCAATTCTGCAACCTTACAGAAGTAAATGTTTCTAACGTGGAGGACCAAGCAGACCTCAATGAAAGAGTGAGAGCAGCAACGTTCATTGGAACATTACAGGCCAGCTATACAGATTTTCACTATCTTCGCGACATTTGGCGCAGAACCACAGAAAAAGACGCACTTATTGGTGTATCTATGACTGGTATCGCTTCTGGAGCTGTTCTGGAGCTTGATATGAAGGAAGCAGCCAATGGAGTAAAGAAAGAGAACGCAAGAGTAGCGGAGCTTATTGGCATCAAGCCGGCAGCTAGAACAACTTGTGTGAAGCCTGCAGGGACCACTAGCCTGACACTTGGAACCTCTTCGGGTATTCACGCATGGCATAACGACTATTACATCCGTCGTATCCGTGTAGGTAAAAACGAACCTATCTATACGCACCTGCTGAATAACCACCCAGAGTTGGTAGAGGACGAATATTTCAGCCCTCACACTACTGCAGTCATCTCTATTCCTCAGAAGGCTCCAGAAGGGTCAATCATGAGAACAGAATCAGCACTGCAACTACTCAAGAGAGTAAAATTTGTGACAGACGAGTGGGTAAAGCCAGGATTCCGCAAGGGACAGAACACCCACAACATCTCAGCAACTGTATCAATAAAAGATGCGGAATGGGTTGACGTAGGCGAGTGGATGTGGGATAATAGAGCTAGCTATAACGGTTTATCGGTTCTCCCCTACAACGGCGGAACCTATACTCAGGCACCATTCGAAGATTGCTCAAAGGAGACTTATGAAGCTATGATGGCCTCACTTACTAACATCGACCTCACTCAGGTTTCTGAGGACGAGGATAATACCAACCTAGCAGGTGAAGTTGCCTGTGCTGGCGGAGCATGCGAAATAAAATTCGTATAAAACTACTTGACAAGTACGACAAAATGTACTATTATTATAATGCAACTCAACAATAAAGGAGAAATTATGAGTTCTAACAACGACAAATTGCTAACCAAAGAGGAACACCTCTCAAACTACATCAAGA